TTGTTTTGATTTGTGTGATATTATTAGAGAAAAATTAACTGGATATGTAGATACTATAAATTTACACATGATGAATGATGGTAGTGGTGCAATGGTGGGATGTATGTGTAGGTAATGAAAGGAATAATATGAATGACGATAATATAAAATGGATTGATATTGGCGAAAAGATGGTTAAGCAAATGTTAGAAAAGAAACAAAAAGAATATGGTAGTTTTGATAACAACGCATACATTATGGCTAATTTTTTACAATCAGCATTGGAAATAATAAATGGATATAAGGTTAAAGTACCTATTACAATCATACCACAACTAATGATTGTTCTTAAATTGACAAGAACTATTGATGATGGTAGTGGGAAAGATATATACAAACTAGATACCCATAAGGATATTTCTGGGTACAACGACCTATTAAAAGATATGCTATTAAAAATGAGAAGCAAGGAGGACAATGACTAAAATATTTTATAGTCCTAGAATTAAAGAAATCATTGATTTTATGGCTGTTTATTATGATGAGCATGAATGTTTTCCAAAGCTAGATGAGATAGGTAAGGCACTCAATCTGACAAAACAAAGGGTAGGTATTTTATTAAAGAATGCTGAAAAGTTAAAGTTAATAAAATCAGAGGATGTGTTTATGAGAAAGTATATGTTGACTAAACAACCTAAAATAAGTAAATTAAAAGTCAATAATTACTATGAGTTGTAAAAAAATATATTATTACGAAATAACAGCAACTCTGGAGGAAAAATTTGATTCTGTTGAGAAAGCAACAGGTCAAAGGGATGCTAGTGATAATGCGGTTGTCAAAGAGATAACAAGCAAAAATCTCCAGCATTCTATAATTAAAAAGGAGGATAGGAATGAACCTAACCAATGAACTTCCTAGATTGTATGGGAAGCTACAAAAGTGCCATAACAATATCATGGCTACGATTGATGGCAGACTATGTGTTGATACAATTCAGGATTATGTTGAGTACAGACAATTAGTAAGAAGAATTGTTCAGGCTCAAAACAAAGAAGCAAAAGTTATTTACGAAAGATAAATAACCGATAACAAAAATGACAAGAAAGGAAGGCTATCTATGTCTGCAAAAAAGAAAGACCCCAATAAACTAAAACTTGATAAACATATTGGTATCAAATTAAGAAACAAAAGAGTAGAAAGAAAACTAAATCAAACAAAGGTTGCGAATATATTAAACTGTACCTTTCAACAAATTCAAAAGTTTGAGAAAGGCAGTAATGGTTTAAGTGCTTTCTATCTTGGTAAGTTGGCTAAATTTTTTAAAGTACCAGTATCATATTTCTTTGATGGATTTAGTTATGAAACATTTGAAAGTAGTATTACTTATCATGATAGATTTCCAGAGATACACAGAGGTAATCAGGTCAAGAATGAAAACTTATATCCTAATCCAAATACATACACAGCATTAGGAAATAAAATGAAAGATGTTTTCTTGATTGAAGAAACAATAAAAAAAGAAGATATAATTTAACACTATGTCATTGGGTCAATTAAATAAAAAATTTGATTGGCTCAATGATTTAACAATCAGAGATAAAGACACATCAAGATTAGATGAACTAGCCAGTCTTTATAATAAAACTAAAGATAAAAAATATTATGATGAATGGTTTGATTTAATAAATAAAATTACAAAACAAATTAAGTCTTAACTTCATTTTCATAAGTCTTATCATCATCAGCTTTACGCATACATTCGTAATGAGCATGACCAGATTTATAAAAACTTACAAAACTATCAGTATTAATTATTTCTTTTTCGCAGTATCTACAATTACCAACTAATATTTCTCTTATTTTTGTTTTGTTCCAAGTCTTTCTATGTTTTGGCATAGTTAGGTCTTTTGCCTTTTCTGGATTTTCTTTCAGCTTTCTTTTTTCTTGAAACAGCAGAGGCTCTTTGACTTGCAGACATTGATCTAGCTTTTGCTAGTGGTACACACTTTGGATAATTTTTTCTTTTCTCTCCTTTTGATCTACCACATGGAGGAAAGCCACCACCTTTTTTACGATTGGCAATGTCCACCCATTTCTCTGATGTCCATCTTCTTAAACTCATCTTTTCTTCTTTTTCTTTTTAGGTTTTATTCTTCCTGAACATACACCTGAAGCATACATATTAGCATAAGCACTAGGATAAACTTTAAACTTTCTTTTAGCAGCAGCTTTACCTTTTGCACATAATTTAGCCATTATCTAACTCCTTTATTATTTTTAATTTTTCTTCTGCGTTAGCAATATTTTCTACTAACTTATCTACTTCATCAATATGTTGTGGGTGTTCACCAATACCAACACTATTATTAAAGTATATTTTAATTGTTGCTTCAGCTTCACAAATTTGAGCTTCATATCTTTTCTCTAATGCTTTTAAGATATGTTGCTTCATTGTTTATCTGCCAACTTTTTTCATAGCCATTTTATGAGCTTGTGTAAAAGTTTTTCCACTTCTCATAGCTTTTTTCATGGCAGCCATGTGTTTAGCAGTATGATGTTTTTTATGTTTTGCTAAAGTAGTTTTTTGTCTTTTAGTTAGTTCTTTTTTCATTTTTTTTTCTTCCTTTTTTTTCTTTTTTTCATAGCTTTAAAATCTGCACCTGTTATTTTATCTCTAGGTGGTGCAACTCTTGCTAATTTTTTTTGCTTTGCACTATATTTACTAAATGGCATAATTTTTTAACCCTCCAACATTCCCATCTAACTAGTAGATACTCCTGATAATTAATATTTGCTTACTATTTTTTTCTTTTTATTTTTTTTCTTTTTCTTTTTCTTCATAGGTTTTTTCTTACCATACATAGTTATCTCCTTTTGTTTTTACGACCCATATACCAATCTCCAGGTTCATAGTTCCAT